AGTGTGTTCACTCAAATTTTAACCAAGCCCAGATCAGAAGGAAAGATATTTTAAGTCCTTCGATGTGATAGGGGTGGTGTACTCAGATTGCCAATTACTGGCAACGGAGGGTTTGATAGCAACGCGAGCATAATTTCTCATGCCTACGTCGAATCTACTTCCTGTACCGTTAGTGGATGGAATAGCACCTTGTTGCATATGCAACTCATGCCATCCTTCGTACTCGCTTAGATCACTACCACGCAAAGGGTGCATAAGCTTCCTAAAATGGAAGTTATTTGCAGATACCTTTACAGGCAGATAAACTAAGCGATCAAATTTCCAAACTCCATTACTATATCGCTTATTATAAGCAAACTCAGAATGGAGATAAGTATCTGTTTCATTATCAGACACAGGACCAATAAAGTTTCTAAACTCTACTGGTATATGTGACATGATAAATTCAAGACACTTCGAACCCTCAATAGTCCAGTAAGAAGAAAGAACTTTCCTTACTAGATTATAATGATTAAACAGTTGTTTAACGTTTGTGGGGGTTTCGGAAATATGTATTGGCCTAACAGATACACCATGGAACCAATCAGCTCCGCAACTTTCTCTAACAGGCCCAGTAATATAGGACTTATCAAGATTAAGTGCGAAGCCAGCCTTATTAAGGAGGGAAACAGTACTACTTACCATATCAGTGGGAATGATTATATCATCACCATAAATACAGCAAGTTTTAAATTCCTGTTCACGACCAACGGCTTTTAACGCCCCATAAACAATCGAGGAGAAAATAAGAGATTCCAAAGCGAAAGTATAACCATTCCCCATTGAAGAGATTTTCTCAAAAGAGAAGAATTTCTCATTTCTGTACGCGCCAACTGGGGAGCGCAAGTCAAGAAGATAGTCATACCAATCAGTGGGTAGCAAGAGCTCGCAAATCCTTTTGGATATTGTGTCAGATGCTGCCTTTAGGTCTAGCGTGGCTAAGTCGCCGTGAATAGACCCCTGACGAGCCGCTTTCCTGTTCTTCTCCTGGGAGTCGAGGTTTACGTCCCAGCGTTTTAAACGCCGGCGTATAAAACCATCGACACCCAACTGAAGCATCAGGTTGATAGGCGGTTCGATCGCTATAGTCCTATGAGTTTTATAGGACTTAGGTACGGTAGTGATTCTGTTACCATCGACAAACTTAAGTACTGAATGCCAAAATTTACGCTGATTTAGAGGGCTGGTAATAGAGGTAATAGAGCCAATTTCTTTAAGCTCTTTCTCCCTATAATCGCCCTCAAGCGCATTTCGCCACCGTTCGTCTTGTGTAATCATAGTAACAGCGTGCCCAAAAGCCCGGCTAGTTACGGAATAGGGGTAGTTCTCGTATTTAAAATAATGAGAAACTTTCCCTTTTTCGGTATCCAACGATGCTCCGGGACCATGTCTAGACCAAAGATTAACTTCTTTGAAATCGGGTTTAAAACCGATAACCTTTTGAATAAAACCTTGGGCATAAGTATACGCCAGCAGGGTTTCGTTGTCTACCCCCCTAATCAAGTCGGTATAGCCTTCACGGTTATACTCAGCGCATGTAACCTCTGATGCTACGAAAGTATCGATAGCACAAGATTCACATGCGTCATTCTTGTCGGGGAAGATAAACTTTTTCAAAAGGGCGGACAATTGGTACTTCGCTCTCAATTCCGAGATGCAAGCACCACTGAGGCACATACTCTGTAAGCCCCAGTCATCTGAAAGCTGGAAATAAAGCTCCAGAGAACGCGCTCTAATAATCTGAGTCAGACGTTCATTATCACTTTCTGGGATGAACTGTGCTAAATCTTGACGTAACGTATTAAGGATATGCCAGGGATAGTCCTTGGAAATCCTAATATTCTTAAATTTCTTAAGAATGCTTTTCGATTTAGAACTATATTTCATAATTCTCCTTGAGATGTCATGTAGAAAGGTCGAGAGACCCAACATGAGTCTCTTTAATCTTTTCATTAAACCATAAGCTGTTGGTTTAATGGGTTCATGACATCATCACGGTCGAGTATAGCTACACCACGTTGACGCATTTCAACAATCTGCGCAGAGGTAGTACCTACAGGAACCGAAAATGACACTTCCATGATTAGTGGAACAGTCAGCGACGAAGTACCATCAACTCCAAGGACAGAAATGTCTTGGGAGAATTTTATGGTGGATTTACCTACACCGCGGAAGTTTCCAGATTGTTTCGGAAATGTCCGATACAACGTCAACATATCACGCGTAGCCATAGTATGACTAGGTGATACATAACTAGCACGATTCAAATGTTCTTCAAACCGGGTTAGTACAAGATCAACAGTTGTGTCGTCATTCAATTCATCGACAGCCAAAGTTATTTCATTTGGTTGCATGGGCCTCCTAGTATCTTAATTTTCGCTCTATTTCAAGATATTTCTTAAAATTAAAGCAAGGTCAAGGAGTTTAAACCAATCTAAGTTGACAGAAAATGTCGGCATGATTGGTCGGTTAGGATCAGGTGTACGAGTCAAAATCGTCTCTACCTCAGTCATTGAACCCGAAACAGAATATTCGGATGAATAATAGGGAGGTGGATGATGACAAACACTTGAAATCGACGAATGACAGAAATATATTTCTTTTACTGTCACCCAACTTGCTAGCGTCGTAAGACCTAACTCAGGTGTCCACGAAGCTAACGTCTTTCCAATATTGAAGAACCAATCGGCTACAAAGGAAAATGGTACAAGTTCCCATGCAGCCTCAAGTACGGAATCCAGCCCTATAATATTAAGAGCTGAAACCTCATCAATCTTAGAAAGAACACCTGCGCGTACTGATACTTGATGCTGACCTGAGATAGTTACAAAAATATCTCTTAAGTCAGTAGAACTCATCTTAATTTTAGATGTGTATCCATCGGTATCAGTCTTAGATCCACGAGCTGTGAGTCTATCAGCATGGCTATTAGACATAGCTGAAATAGCTGATATGTAATTAATGACATCACAAACGAGGGGTCTAAGCGCATAACGCAGTTCCATGTACCGATCTGCAAGTTCTTCTGGACTTATCTCTTTTTTCAAGGATCTAATATCAAGACGTTTTATCGCCTTAAATATTTTGATAGATCTCGTAAAAATCGAAACAAGTGAAGAAACCGTTTCGCCAAGTTCTCCAAGACTAGCTAAAATATTAGCCTCAGATAATTCGACATTGGCCCAAGCATTTGTAATAGCTTGAGCTTTTAGCGAATCAATATCAACGGAACAATTCGCCTTCAAAATGGGCATACCCGAACTCAGAATATATGAGAAAGGATAGGTCCCAATTGCAGACGCTGTCGTAACACAACCGTGACTATCTTTCGTTTGCAAAACTTGATTGTATGCAATCGGAGTAGAATCCACTTCAATCGTAGTTTTTAAGAGGGAGTTATTAAATATCTCTCCCGCCTTCGATCTACGGTAGAAGTCTGGTGTAACGGTATCAACAATGGTCTCATGCAAAGTATGCGGATAAAAGCTATCCGAATATAAAGTAGAGTTATCAGAAGCTAAAACACATGTGCTTCCATTCCAAGAGCAAATCTCGGAACGATAAGTATATGAAGTAGTTTCTAGTTCACCAAGCGTTGATCGTGTTCGAGTTCGAGTCAAGAGTATGCGACTCCTAATGGTTTATCGGAGTTTCGTCCGACAGTAACCTCAGCAAAAGATTAGCTCAGGATACCTAGGTTAATCATATAAATCTATATGATTTGTGCGATATTGCACAGGAAGCCCTGACGGGCT